CACGTTTACGAGTAATAAATAAATCATGATGGGGCTTCGGCCCCATCTAGTAATCTTAATTAAGGAGGGATTATGGCGGACACAGTAACAGGACCAACAATTCTACAGCAAAATGAAAATAGAGTTGTTATCAAAATAGTAAATCAATCAGACGGAACAGGCGGAACAACAGTTTTCGGAGATGTTTCAGCATTAGCTAAAAACGCGGCAGGAGATTCAGTTGCGCATTTAAATCTACAAAGAATTTGGTTTTCTTGTCAAGGTGGCGATGGCGGAGATTCGTACGCACGTTTAGATGAAGAAGATTCAGATGCTGACATTCCAGTTCTTGGTTTAACAGGAACAGGCTATTGGGATTTTAGAGAATTTGGTGGCATACCAGCAGATAAATCTTCTAACAGTAACCAAAGTGATGTAAACTTTGTGGTTCCAGGTGCAGCAGATTCTGGTAACATATACACAGTTGTAGCAGAATTTAAGAAGCTATATTAGGAGGTAGCGCATGGCTAATACTACTTCCGGAACAGTAACGTTCGATAAAACATTTGCTGTCGATGAAATCATTGACGAAGCTTATGAACGTATTGGTTTGTCTGGATCAAGCGGAAATTCATTAGCGACAGCAAGAAGATCTTTAAACATTCTTTTTCAAGAATGGGGCAATAGAGGTTTGCACTATTGGCAAGTTGCTGAAACTAATATTGACTTAATTGAAGGTCAGGCAGAATATACTTTTTACAGAGCAAGTTCTGATGGAACAAGTTCTGTCACAGTTGCTCCTGCAAGTGTATATGGTGTAGCTGATGTTTTAGAAGCAACTTACCGAACTGGAAGAACAACAACATCTCAAGCAGATTCAGCAATGACTAAAATTGCTAGATCAACTTATTCAGGATTAGCTAATAAATTATCTAAAGGAACTCCTTCACAATATTTTGTTCAAAGATTTGTGGATAAAACAACTATTAATATTTATCCAACACCTGATTCTACGGCAGCATCTAAAGATATGCATATTTATTATGTTAAAAGATTAGAAGATTTTGACTCAACTTATACGGATGCATCAAACGCACCTTATAGATTTATTCCATGTTTAGTGTCTGGATTAGCATTTTACTTATCACAAAAATTTGCACCACAAAGAACACAAGAATTAAAATTATTATACGAAGATGAATTGGCACGTGCACTGTCAGAAGACGGGTCTGCAGCAAGCACTTATATAACCCCGAAAACTTATTATCCGAACGTTTAATTATGGCATTTGCAAGAGGAAGATACGCTAAAGCAATTTCAGATCGAAGTGGTCTAGAATTTCCATATAGTGAAATGGTTAGAGAATGGAATGGAATGTTTGTTCATATTTCTGAATATGAACCTAAACAACCTCAATTGGAACCAAAACCACATGGAGGAGACCCACAGGCCTTACAAAATGTAAGAACGGATCGAGACGAAAATGACACTCCAAGATTATTACCACCTAACCCATTTATAACTTATGCTTCAGGATCATCTATTATAAATGTTTATTCACCTGATCATGATTTAACAAATGGAACAACTTACAGATTTAGAGGTGCTTCATCAACTTCAGGAAATTATAATGATCCAGTTAGTTTTGATGGTATATCAGGGTCAAATATTGCATCTTCTTCAGGTTATGCTATTACTACAGGTAAGTATGTTAGTGGTAGTAGAGATACTGATAAAACAGACAATTGGTTTTATTTTACAGTTAATACAAACACCGCAACAGCAGGAGATGTTAAAGGAGGAGGGTTTCCGGTCTCAATAGGACCAGTAACTATATCAGCATAATGGCAGGATTTACTTATTCAACATTAACCACAGCAATTGGAAATTATACTGAAGTAGGAACTTCTGTATTATCAAGCACTATTACAGATCAATTTATTGATAATTCTGAACTTAGAATATTCAGAGATGTTCCAATTGATGCAGATCAAAAAGAGACGACTGGTAATTTAACAGCTTCAAAAGATAATATTAATGTTCCAGCAGGAACATTATTTGTTAGAGGCATTCAAGTTTATACCTCAACAACAGCTACTACAGGGGCCAATAGTTGGTTAGCGAAGAAGGATATTACTTATTTAAGAGAATATGATGCTGCTGAAACAACTACAGGAACACCAAAATATTATGCAATGTCCGGAGGGGCAACAGGAGCTGGAGCGGCTTCTTCAGGAAGAATTACAATTGTGCCTACTCCTAGCTCAGCTTTTATGTATAAATTACATTACACGGCTAGACCTTTAGGATTAAGTTCAGCAAATACGACAAATTATATTAGTTTAAATTTTGGAAATGGACTTTTATATGCATGTTTGGTAGAAGCATTTAGCTATTTAAAAGGCCCAATGGATATGCTACAACTGTACGAACAAAAATATCAAGCTGAAGTTAAGAAGTTTGCTATTGAACAAACGGGTAGAAGACGAAGGGACGATTACACTGATGGAGCGGTTAGAACACCGATTCCTTCAGCTACACAATAGGGATAAAATATGGCGACACTAACAGTAAAAGTAATAGAAGAAATAACACTAAACAATAACAGCTATAACAGTGAGCGATCACTAGATATTTCTAGTGTTAATGAAATTGTTAAAAGAATTGTTACGATTTCAACAACAGAAACAGGACTGTTAGGGTTTGCTACAACTTCTGCAACAGATTTATCAAAAAGTTATTTAGCAGGTCAGTTCGACGAAGACGATGTTAGATACATTAGAATTACAAATTTAGATTCAAGCAACCACATTACATTAACTTTTAGAGATGAAGACAGTACAGAGTTTGCAATCAAAGTAGACGCTGGTCACTCGTTTATTTATCCAGGTGATAATAGCGGTGGCGTTGTGGATACGATGCATGCAGGCGGTTCTGCACTAACGGTATCTTTTAATGATTTGGTTGATATTACAGCAACCGCAGATACGTCTTCTGTAGATGTAGAGGTATTTGTAGGAAGCGCATAGGATAAAATATGGCATCAAGTTATACAGGTCTTGGTACAGAGTTGATGACAACCGGCGAAAATGCCGGAACATGGGGATCAACTACCAATACCAATTTACAAATTTTAGAACAAATTTCTGGTGGTTATACTGCCCAATCTATTGCGGGAGGTGTCCAAACAACAACATTATCGGTTTCTGATGGATCAACAGGTGCAGTTCTTGCTCACAGAGTTATTGAATTCACTGGAACGATTACAGGAAACCAAACAGTAACTATTCCTTTAGATGTTCAACAATTATATGTAATTAAAAATAACACATCAGGTGCTTACACCGTTAATTTTAAATATGCTACTGGATCAGGATCAAGTGTTACTTGGGGAGCTTCTGATAAAGGAACAAAACTTATTTATGCTACTGCTGATGATAGCACAAATCCAAATTTAGTAGATTCAAATATTGGTGGTGTTGGAGCTTATGATTTAAATGGAGCAGAATTAACTCTTGATGCTGATGCCGATACAAGCATCACAGCAAGTACGGATGATCAAATCGATATTGAAATTGCAGGTGCTGATGATTTTACATTTACTGCAAATGCTTTCAATGTCCTTACTGGTTCTCATGCAACGTTCGCTGATAGTGCCAATGCTAAGTTTGGTACTGGCAATGACATGTTGGTCTATCATGATGGATCGAATTCTTATATTACCAATGCTACAGGAGCTTTAAAATTAGCGACTGAAACTTCAGGAATTGCGGTTACGATTGGACATACAACTTCAGAAGTAACGGTTGCAGATAATCTTACAGTTACAGGAACATTAACAGGTACGTTAGCAACTGCTGCACAAGGCAGTGTAACAAGCTTAGGTACTCTTACAACTTTAACTGTTGATAATGTTATTATTAATGGAACAACTATTGGACACACAAGTGACACAGATTTATTAACTCTTACAAGTGGAGTTGCAACCGTTGCAGGCGAATTAGATGCAACAACTTTAGATATATCAGGCAACGCAGATATAGATGGAACTACAAATTTAGATGCTGTTGATATTGATGGTGCTGTACAATTAGATGCAACATTCACAGTTGGTGCAGATGATCAAGGATATGATGTAAAATTTTTTGGAGATACAGCAAGTGCTTACATGTTGTGGGATACATCGGCAGATGATTTAGTCCTAGCAGGTGCAGCAGGAATTGATCTTGCAGGTGATATTGATGTTGATGGTACAGCTAATTTAGATGCTGTTGATATTGATGGCGCTGTTCAAATAGATAATACAGTAACCGTTGGTGTTGATGACACAGGTTATGATGTTAAATTCTTTGGTGCAACTTCTGGAGCTTACATGCTTTGGGACGAGTCCACAGATGATCTTATATTAGCAGGTGCAGCAAAACTATATTTATATGACGCAGGTGGCGGTGAATATCTTTCATCTTCAGGATCAGCTTTAACGATAGCTTCTGGAGGTACAGCTTGGGAATTACCAACTTCTGATGGAAGTGCAAATCAATTATTAAAAACTGATGGTTCAGGTAATTTAGATTGGACTACAGTATCAGGAACAATTACAGCTTTAAACAATCAAGCAGCAAACAGATTAACAACAATTGGTTCTACAACAACTGAACTAGATGGTGAAGCAAACTTATCTTTTACAGGTTCTGCTTTAACTTGTATTGGAACAGTTACAGTTGGAGTAGATGACACAGGACACGACGTTAAATTCTTTGGTGCTACTTCCGGGTCTTATATGCTTTGGGATGAATCCACGGACGATCTTGTTTTAGCGGGTGCATCAAAATTATATTTATACGATGCAGCTGGTGGTGAACATATTTCTTCTGATGGAACAGACTTAACTTTAGCAGCAGGTGCTGATCTTAATTTAACAGCAACAACAGATATTAATATTCCTGCCAACGTAGGACTTACGTTTGGTGATGATGGTGAAAAAATTGAAGGTGATGGAACAGATTTAACTATATCCGCAAATAATTTAACAGTAGATGCTGCGGCAGATATTATATTAGATGCAGCAGGAAATGATTTCCAATTTAAAGCAGGCGGTACTCATATTTTTTCA